TAGACGAGCTGCCTACCATCGCTATGCGAAAGTCTGCAGTGAGGAACGCGGCAAAGCGTTCGCTCATGCCTACCGCCGAACAGTATAGATCAGCGTTGCCCTGGGCCCCGAAGCCGAAACGGTATGCGATGTCGGAGCACCTAAGAGACAGTGTTGAGATTACCTCGGCATTGAAACGCAGCCAGAAGAAGGACGGACGCCGAGTAGGAAAAGATGAAATTGTCATGTATGTTGGCTCGTCGGCGCCCCACGCCCATTTGCTGGAATGGGGAACTGATGAACGGCAGCATAAGGAGGCGAAGGCAGTCCCGATAGGAGACGTGGTGCGGGTAGTGCAAAGTACAGGGCGAGTTCAGGCAAGGTCTTACCTAAGGCAGGCATGGGAATCAACGAAAGATGGCGTCATGAAGATATTTACGGATGAGATGAAAAAGGAAATTGAAAAGGCGGCGAAAAGACTGGCTGATAAGGCGGCCAAAGGGAGTTTGACAAAACAGCAGAGGGCGGGATTGATGCGATGATTATCGAATCTGCATTGAGAGCGATTATAATTGCAGACAACGGAGTTAAGGCTGTCACAACACGCTGTTATTACAATTATATTCCGCAATCGCCTACCTATCCGCTCATCGTCATACAGAGGGTGACAGGCAGCCGGGTGCATCATTTAAGCGGCCCCAGCGGTGCAGTAAGGCCACGTTTCCAGATCGAAGCATGGGCGGAGACTTACTCGGCAGCAAAGGGTCTGGCAAATCTTATCAGGGCAGCGCTTGATGGGAAGGAATACACGAAAGACGGCGTTACGTTCTCCTGCCTGTCACAAGCGGAGATTGACGGATATGAAGAGGCGGTGAATGCTCACCGCATAATACAAGATTACTCGGTGCGTTACACCGAAAACTAAGGAGGAATGTAAAATGGCAATACTCGATGCAACAGGAACAACTTTAGAAATCGGGGGGACGACCGGGGTGGCTGTAACGGCGCTAACACCGGCGGCGGGAAATCCCACAATCTTTACTAGGGCGACTACTCATGGGCTCAAGAATGGTGATATTGTTACAATCGCGGGAGTGGCTGGCACCGGTGCTGCCGCTCTTAACAAATCATGGGTGGTGAAGTTTGTCACGGCCAATACGTTTGCCGTTGATCACGACTCGACGGGCTACACAGCAATGGGGACGGCGGCGACGGCAACCCCAACAACATGGGTAAAGGTCGGAACCATTACCAACTTCTCGATGAACCCTACAGCCTCGGAACGTGACAGGACTACGCTCAAGGATACCGAGAGAGTCTGGAAGCGCGGTATCCGTGACGGCGGTTCCATGACATTCAACCTGTTGTGGGATAATGCGGACGCGGGATTGGACGCAGTCAAGGCAGCATACACGAATGGTTCCGAAGACCTCGATTTCAAGATTACCTTCTCCGACAATGAGGCAATCACGCTGGAAAACGGGTATGTCCTCGACTACTCTATTTCCGGGGAGGTTGACGCCGACGCAACCGGGGCGATAACGATCAGGGGAACGGTGGCATCGTGATAGTAGAGATCGAAGGTGAAAAGGTAGGCATTAAGTTTACCTGGCGTCAGCTTGCGCAAGTTGAAGAGGAATTCGGGGATTCGCCGAACCTCTTCAAATATGACATTCTCGCGCGTGTAGCAGCTATCGGAATCGATAAGCCGGAATGGACACCGGAGAGGATCATAGAAGCATCCCCTCCGATGGTTCCATTCATCCGAGCAGTAGATGCGGCGGTGAAACAGGCGTACTTCGGGAATGAGGAAGTGCCGAAAGAGACAGAAAAAAAAAGCCTCCTCCCGGCGGCTGGGTTGTGCAGGCTTATTGCGCGGCTGTTCAAGCGGGGATAAGCCCCGTTGAATTCTGGGAGCTCACTCCATACTTGACACACAAAGCCATTGCCGCGTTAACCGACGGCAGGAATACTCAAGCGTGGATGATAGCCGCATTGACGAGGGCAAAGAAGATGCCGAAGCTAAACGAGATGATCAGCAAACCAAAGGCGGGTAATCCGAATATGGAAGCTGACTTGAAAAAGGCGCTCGGAATGAGAAAACCAAAGAAAGAGCTCAAGACATAGAGGGATATTATGGCGACACCCATTGGGTCAGTAAGAGCGGAGTTAAGCGCGGGCTGGGCGGGTTTTCGCTCCGACATGGGCAAGGCCAAAAAAGCCGTGGAGGAAAACGCAACCGGCATGCAACGGGCGATGGATAAAGTCGGCCGGTCATTCAGCGGCGTTGCCGGCCAGCTCAAGACTCTTGTCTCGGCATTAGCAATCGGAGCTGCGTTTAGAGCCGTTATAATCGCGGCGTCAGAGGCGCAACAGGCCGTTGCTCAGCTTGAGGCGACACTGAAATCCACGGGCCGCTATACGCCTGAACTTGCCCAGAATCTAACTGGGTATGCGGCGGAACTCCAGAAGATCACCACTTACGGCGATGAAGCCATCATCTCGATGCAATCTCTTCTCCTGACATTTACACGGATAGGCGGCGATGAGTTCACCCGCGCTCAGATGGCAGTGTTAAACGTTGCGACAGCGCTTAAAACAGACCTGAAAACAGCGGCACTGCAAGTCGGCAAGGCTCTAAACGACCCCATACTCGGCATGACCGCGCTTTCCCGGACTGGTATTCAATTTTCCGAAGCACAGAAGGCGACTGTCAAGGAGTTGATGGCGGTCAATGATATTGCCGGGGCCCAAAAGATGATCCTTGCCGAGCTTGAAACCCAGTTCGGCGGAAGCGCGGAGGCGGCACGGAACACACTTGGCGGGGCGCTTACCGCACTAAAAAATGCCTTTGACGATCTTTTAGAAGGCGATTCAGGCGGCGGAGGCGTGAAAGGAACGACGCAGGCCATTGAGGAATTGATACAACTCCTACAAAATCCTGAGACGATTAAAAACGCTCAAACCCTGGCCAATGCGATGGTTACCGCATTCGAGAAGGTGTTGACGGCTATATCAAAGACCGTGGAGTTTACGAAATGGCTCGGCGAGGAATTGGCATCGCAGGTTTACGGCGTAGCCGGGGATGACATAATCAGACTAAAAAAGAATCTCGATGACGCAAAGGCTAAACTAAAGGAACTGGAGGACGGGTATAAAGCGGTTGCGTTCGCAGATAAATTGCTGGGCAAAGTCGGAATATCAACAGACTTCCTCGACAAAATCCGTGGTATCAAAAGCGCAAGGGAAGAAGTTTCCAGACTACAAAAGCAAGTTGATGATTACAATGAATCGCAGGCGAAAGGCAAGCCGGCAGCCCCTAAGGTTCCGACCGCTCCCAATGTTCCCGTTATGGCAACGAATAAAACTGAAGGCGGCGGTTTAGGCGGCGGGGTGTCAAAGCGCGATGCCACTATCGAGCGCGGGCAGGCAGCCATAAAAGACCTGGAACGCGAACTGGCATTGCTGGGAGACAAATCAGAAGTTGAAAAAGTTCTTTGGGAACTTGAAAATGGTAAGTATGCCGATCTATCCAAGGCGCACAAAGAACGGATCGCAGAACTGGTAAAAGAAATCGAGGCCGGTAAAGCGGCCATCGAAGCCAAAAAAACTGAGGCTGAAGAGGAAGAGGAAGCGCTCAAGCTCCAGATGAAGATGCATGAAGAATACGAAAAGGAGAAAGAAAAAAAACAGGCCGAATTCTCCGAGGCTCATAAACGAGCAACGCTATCTACGACAGAATATGAATTGCAGCAACTACAATCATCGTATGATGAATATGCAGCTTATATAGACGACAAAACGAAACTGGATGAATGGTATGCCGCAGAGAAGGCGAAAATACTTGATAAGAGCGCCGAGAAGGAAAACAAGAATATTAAAGAACTCAAAGACGCAATCGAAGGATGGGGACGGGATAGCGCCGATGCAATAGTAAAATTTGCCCGGACAGGGGAAATGTCGTTCAGTGACATGATCGACTCGATGATTGATGACCTCCTGAGAATGATGATCTATCAGAACATTACCAGTCCGCTATTCGGGGCAATCTCCAGCGGCCTCGGCTCTCTCTTCGGCGGCGCTGCGAGCATCCCTGCCACTACTGGGCCGGCTGTCTGGGTCGCCAAAGGCAATGTATTCCAGGGCGGCAACGTTATTCCTTTTGCCCGTGGCGGGATCGTGGACAGACCGACTGTCTTCCCTATGGCCAGGGGAGCCGGGCTTATGGGCGAGGCAGGGCCGGAGGCCGTCATGCCGCTGACAAGAATCAATGGCGATTTGGGAGTAAGGGCTTTAGCTGGTGGTAATACGGAGGTAAATATTTATAACAATGTCGGGGCTGACGTATCAACAAAAGAACGCACTACGGCAGATGGCTCAAAAGCGATTGATGTTTATATTGATCAGGCTGTTGCCAAAAAATTAGGGCAGTTTGGTTCTCAATCGAATAGAGCCATGAGACAAATGGGCGGACGGCAACCGCTCACTGGGAGGTAAAAAATGAGTATACCAACATGGGAGTCTAGCTTGCCGCAGCATTTTTTAATGGCGAACTATGGACAATCACTGCCTGATGTAACCATCAAGTCCAACATGGATGCGGGCCCTGCAAAAGTGCGGCGAAGATTTACGGCAGGAGTGGAACTTATATCGGGAAAAATGGTAATGACCGCCGCGCAATTAACAACTTTGGCAACGTTTTATAACACTAC